GCCTGGTTGTTGTAGGCGTTCTGGGCCGCCAGGGCCTCCTTGGACTCCGCCCCGTGGGACTTCACCACATCGTCCAGGGCCTGCCCCAGGTCCCGGAGCTTCTCCGCCTGACGCTCCAGCTGCTTGTCCAGCACGCTGATTTTTTCCTTGGTAGCGGCGATGGACTTGGCCAGCACCTGGTTTTTCGCCGTCAGGGCCTCCTCGCTGTCGGCGTTCTTGGCAAACTGCGCCGTCACCGCCTTGAGCTCGGAGCCCATGGCCTTGATATTCGCGTTAATAGCGTTGATGCTGGACCGGAAGGCCTTTTCACCGTCAACCCCCAGCCGCACCCCGATGTCGTAAGCCATGGGCTCACCGTCCTTTCATGGAAGCTTCAAGCGCGGTTTTTATCAAGGCCGCGAACTGAGGGCTGCCATTTGCTCCGCCAGGGAGCCGGTGGGACGGTGCACCTCCTTCGCCCCGCAGCATACGATTTGCCACACGGCGATTCGGTCCAGCACCTCCCCGATGGGGAGGGCGTGGGCCTCCTGGTTGGTCAGTCCTGCTTGGGTGGCGGCAAAGCAGAGCCAGGGGCGCCCTCCTCCGGGGCCTCTGCCGCCGCTGCCTCCTTTTTTGGGGGAGCGGCCTCCACTTCCCGCTTGGAGCTGGTGCCCACCACCTCCAGGATCGACTCGACTAAATCCGCGTCGTCCGCGCCGATCAGGTCGGACAGAGGGCAGTCCGGCAGCGGGGGAACGGTTTCGCCGTTGATGCCGCAGTAGATTCGCCCCGCGTCCAGGAAAATGCCAAGGGCCGTCTCAATGGCTTCAATCATGGGGGTTATGCCGCATGTTTCGATGTCAGACAGGGCTGCCATCATCTTTCCCAGACTTCCAAACTCCTCTTCAATCCGTTTGACCGAGGAGAGAGACATGCACATGGGGTACTTGACCCCGGCCAGGGTAATATGTACGACTCGCATATCAGACGCTCACCTTTCCGGAGACCCGGATTGCGGGCGTATTCTCTTTGAAGCAGTCATTGATGTATGCCAGAGCCGCCTCCTGGCTGGGAAACACCACGGATTCATACCAAGGGGTAGACCCGTCCCCTTCCAAGCCCTGAACGGTGCCCGAAATCTCCGGGGTCTGCCACTCAATAGATTCTCCCATGGTCTGGGCCTCTTCGTCGGGCATGCCGAAGATAGCGGAACGGTAAAGCACCACCTCATGCTTTCGCATGCCGTCCTGCTGGTGCATCCGCACAAATGCAATGCCCACCGGGGCAGACTGCTCATTCCCGTGGTACTTCAGGGCCTGACCCGTCACCGCGGTGTCACCCACATTGACGGAGACCTCTTCCACCGTCAGTCCAAACAGGTCCGCTGCGGCATCCTGTTTCAGACGGTCCAGCGTCATGTCCAGCGTGCCGCCGGAGGCGCTGGAGGAGTCATTTTCCGATACCCCGTTGTTAGCGTAGAGCGGATTATCCTCCGGATTGCTGGGGGTAAAGGTGGCGGAAATTGCTTTTCCAAGCATTTTCACGCCGCCTGTGTATCCCGTTGTGATACCGTCTTCTTTCACGCATTTGGAATAATAGACGCCGTACATGCCGATACCGGCCATATGTATTCACCCTTTCTTTTTTTCGCTCAGGTATTTTTGGTAGTTCGCTTCTGCGCGCCTTATTCCCGCCAGCCATACGCTTTCAATCGCCTTTTCAGCCGTCTTCTTCATAGCGCTTTTGGCCTTTGACCGGGTTTTATTGACGGCGGCCTTGAAAAAAGGATTTGCCTCCATGAAAGAGGTGCCCCTGGCGACGGCCCGGGCCACCATCTGGTTGGGCTCTCCCCTGGGCCAGCGCTTGCTGGTTACGCGGTTGTAGCCGTCGAAACCGATGGACACATTCAGGAAGCCTTCGTCATTTCGCATGGGGGACACGCCCAGGCTGTCCAGAAGGCCCTTTTTCTGCTCCTCGCTGGGCCCCCTGGCCAGATAGCCTGGCCGCCCAAACCAGGGCTTGCCTTTGTGCTGAGAGGTGGGCAGGCGCTCAATTTCCTCCCGCACGGCGTCCGCCACAATGTCCGCACCATCGTAAACCATCCTGCCGATGATCTGATCCCGGACCCCCAGCTCCAGGGCATCTAGCCGGGCCATGGTGCCGTCAATTCCCGTGTATGTGATCTTAGCCACCGTCCGGCACCTCCCAATCCCAAGAGTAGTGTATAAAGCCGGTGTTCTCCTCGTAGCTGACAGACACCAGCCTCCAGGCGATGCCGCAGCTGGTCAGCGCCGGGCCCAGGGCCTCCGCCCAGGGGTCGAATTCCTGCTTGGTGAACAGGTCCGTGGACCCGGTGACGGCTCCCTCCACGTGGGCATTGTTGGCCACCAGGTCGTTGGCCCCGTCCTCCTGCCAGACGAAATAGCGTTCCGACTTGAGGCGCTTCCGGTGGCTCACCTGATCCGTCACCAGCCGGTGGGCCGCGACGATTGTCTCATACCACCGCATGGGCACCCTCCTCCGGCAGTTCATAAATCCGCTCCACCTTTTTCAGCGTCAGGTCCATAGACGGCGGAAACACGCCCTCCGCCGTCTGGACTAGCTCAATTTGGAACTGCCGCCCGTCCTCGGTGACGGCCACGTCCTGGGGGGAGACCTCCGGCCGCCGGGGCGCCCGGAGGACCCGCTCCACCTGGACCTGGTCCTGCTTGGCGGAATAGAAGCGAAGCAGGCCCAGCCGCAGTTCCTCATAGTGGAGCGTTACCCGGAGCTCCAGCCGTGGGACCGGGGCATACCCCGGCTCCGCTTCGTCGGTCACCCGGTAGATGGAAACCACGCCGCTGTTGTAGGTCTGGGAAATTTCATTGTCCGGGCGAAAGGGATTTTTCCGCATAGCGCATCACCTTCAGGTCGTTCTGCATGGCCAGGATCAAGTGGCCGTAGTTGTTTTCAAAAACGTCCAGGGCCCCGTCCCGGGCGTAGCGGACGTACTCAAACAGCAGCGTCCGCCCGTCCCCGGGCCAACTGTAGTCAAGCGGTTCCCCGGCCCTTCCGTCTAAGTAGTGCATGCCGGAGCGGATATGCTCCTCCACCTTTCGGTCCGTGGCTTTATCCGTCCAAGTGATGTTCAGAAAGGCCTTTACGTCCTCCAGCAGCCCCTCCGGCAGAGGTTCCCACAGGACGCTCATCCCGCCGACTTGGTGACTGTGACGGTGTAGGTTTTAGAAGTTTTCCCATCCTCCGCCGTGACTGTGATTTTTACCGTATTGGTTCCCGTGTTCCAGGAGGCCGCCGTCCCGTTGTCCATTTCCAGATCGTTCACCGTCAGCTGTACCGAGGCCGCTGCGTTGTCCGGGATGGCCGTAATGGTATTGGTGGCATTGGAGGTGGAAGCCGAGTAGGCCGTGGTTTCGCTGCTGAAGGCGGGGGAGAGGGCGAGGGAGCCGATCCGGAGGTCCGCCAGGGCGGCGTCCGTAGAGGGTGCGGTCTCCTCCACCACGGCTACCTTCCAGGTGGCCGCCTTTAGGCCGCTGATATCCAGCTCCAGGAATGCGTTGTTGTCTGCTGGCATTCCGTCGGCATAGGTTTTGATAAGATAGACCCGTTCATCTTCCAGGAAACGGTATTCATCGCTGTACTCAATTCTGCCGTTTCGGTTCATGCCTAAAAAAGCCAAATAGAGCCGCCCGATGCCCAGGGTGGCCCGGCCCCGGGGCTTGGCGGGGGACTGGATGACTCGCACAGGGTAGGGAAGTACGTCGTTTCGATACGTGCCGTCAGGGGCCTGGAGGGTGGTGGCGGGCATGACCTTCTGGAAATAGTCCTGAGGGTTGACCACCAGGATCAGGCCGGTCACCACCCGGGCATTGCCGTTGGGGTCCGCCGCCAGGATGGAGATGAGATTCCCCATGGTGGAGGGAGAGAAATCCGTCACCTTCACTGGGACCTTCTCCGGGTAGACGCCGCCGGTGACGGAAACCCCGTCGCCTACCTGGCGGTTCATGCCGATGGGCTCATCGTTTCCGCTGCCCGCCACGATGCCGTACTCCAGGCCGTTGGCCAGGGCCTCCGCCAGCACCTGCCGGATATAGCGGTCCAGCCACTCCGGGCCCAGGTCCAGCATGGCCTTGCAGATGGGGATAAAGGCCGACAGCTTCAGCAGGCCCGTTTCCACCTCCTTGAAGCCGGAGGTCAGTTCCTTGATGATCTCGCTGCACAGCGGACCCCAGGCGGCCCGCTGGTAGCCGTTGGTGTTCATCATCATTCGGATGGCGCCCTTGGTGTCCGTGAAGTTCACGGCCTCCAGAAGGGGATGATCCGTGGTCAGGTTGGTGAAGATGTCGTCAAAGACCGTTTCCGGCATGACCGTATCCAGGTTGTTCACCGCCTGCCGGGGGTCGTTGCTGTTCATGGCTTCGCCCAGTTTCTGGTAGTACTCCCGTTCCTTGGCCGTCAGCTGGCGGATGCCCCGGGCGGACAGAACCTGGACGTCCCGCTCCTGGCGCAGCTCCTCGTATTCCTGGCGCACGGAGTCGGCATAAAGCTGGAGCATTTCCTCCATGGCCTCAAACTGCTTCGCTTCGTCTCCGGCCTCCTTGCCGTCAAAATACTTTTGACGGATTTTCGCCAGGACCTCCGTCCGTTCCGAAAGGGTTTTCAAGCTCATCTGTAGTTCCTCACTTTCATGTTTGATGTTGATTTAGTGGAAAAGGGCGTCGCCCAAAAACTGCATCATATTGTTGGGCTGCTTCACGGGGGGAGGCGGGGGTTCCGGAGCGGGGGCCGGCTCAGCCGCAGGGAGCGGGTTGGGCGCGGGGGGAGGGGACTCCACCAGTTCCCGCAGCTGGGCCGCCAGGGATTTCTGGAGCTTGATCCGCTGCTCCACGTTCAGCCGGGCCTTGTCCAGCACGGCCGCCGCCGCTTGGATGTCCGCGTCCTGCTCTGCGTATTCGTCCGCCAGCCCAAGGCGGATGCAGTCCTCCGCCGTCAGCCAGGTCTCCGCGTCCAGCATGGCCACCAGCTCCTCCTCCGTCAGCTTGTCCCCGGCCTTCTGAAGGTAGGCCTGGCGGTTGCCCCGGTTGATGGCGTCCAGATCGTCCGCCGCCTTTCGGAGCTCCGCCGCGTTTCCGCAGGTGTACATATAGGCGTTATGAATCATCATCATGGCATTCCGGGGCATGACCACCCGGTCCCCGGCCATGGCGATGACGGAGGCCACGGAACAGGCGAAGCCGTCGATATACACCGTCTTTTGGGCCGGGTGGCGGCGGAGCTGGTTGTAAATCGCCGTGCCCTCAAAGACAGAGCCCCCGTAGCTGTTGATGTAGAGGTTGATCTTCCGTGCGTCCGGGTACTTGCCCAGCTCCTCCCGGAAGTGGGCCGCGCTGGTTTCACTTTGAATGGTTTCATCGGTCCACCAGTCGTAAGAATCTCCCTCTACGTCCCCGTAGATATAGAGCTCCAGCGTATTGGGTTCCACCGCCTGCTTTAGCTCCCAGAGGCAGCGCCGTTCATTGGTTTTCATTGGACTTCTCTCCTTTCGGATTCCCGCGCAAGACATCCTCCGCCTTGGCGAAGTTCTTGGTCAGGAAGTGCTCATTTGCCCAGGGCTCATTGATCTCCGGGCCGCCCGCCGCCCGCTGGACGTCGTTGTAGCTGTAGCCGGAGCCGATCAGCTTTTCCACATTGGCGGCGTTTTCAAAGAGATTGAAGTGCTGGATGGCGCTGCTGTCCACCCTGAGAGCATCTCCTCGCCGCCAGCCGCTAAAGCCGTAGTGCTTCCGGGTGAACTCCTCTCCAATCTGGTCCGCCAGGGGGTCCACGCAGTTGCTCAGGAAACGCTTCACCGCGTCCTCCGTGCCCTCCACCTGGCCCCGGAGGAGCACCGGCGGGATCAGGAAGGCGTTGGCCGTGAAGTCAAAGACGTCGTTGACCAAGGAACGGATGTGACTGGCGTCCCGCCCGGACTCCATGGGCTTGCCCTCGTTCGTATAGACGTAGCCCTCCACCTCTGGAAGCACAGCGGAGCTGCTGGTCAGGAAAGGCTTGATCTGCTTCTCCAGCATCTTTTGAAACTGCTCATCCCAGTCCTCTTTGCCCTTGGCCATCTGGTTCACGTGGACCTTCCAGTGCTGGCCGTTGCCCCAGATGTAATTTTGCATGGCCGCTGAGGCCAGGCGGACGTAGGCCTCGTAAATGCCCTTGATGACCGGCTGGATGTTGCAGTGGTTCAAGGTGAGCCGGTAGACCTCGCTCTCCAGGAGGGACCGCTGATAGGGGACATAATTCACCATGACGCCGGTATAGCGGTTTGGCCGGTCCGGGTACTGCTCCGGGACCTCGGCGTCCCAGTCGTCCGCCACAAACAGGTTGAAGGGCTCGTTATCCCGCAGGAAAAGGGGCTCCACGGGAGGGGGGACGATCAGGGCCTCGTTGCTCTGGTAGAGCTGGGCCACCAGCTTGTGGAGAAAGGCCGTAGAGTTTTGATTGACATTGGGCTGGACGTTCCAGCAGTAATACACCCGGTCCCGGACCTCCTGGCCGCCCTCGTAGGTCCGGAACTCGCAGCGGCCCAGGGCCGTGGCGATGAGATTCACGCAGGACCAAAAGGCCAGTTCCCGAATACGGTAGTTCTCCGCGGCCTCAGAGAGGGCCCGGCAATCCACGTTGACCATTTCGGGCGCGCCCACGGCGTTCCGGAACCACTTTTTAATTGAAAATCCCATGGCATCACCTTGCTATTCCCTCAAAATGGTGGTTAGATCTGCGTAGGGTTGGAAACCTCTTCAAATTGAATAGGACCGGAGAACTGGATACCATTTGCTTTGATAGAATAAAAATCTTCTCCGGCAAGATTTTCCCAAAAACTTCCGTCGCTTGAACAAGCGAAATTTTTGGCATGAGTTATATCGTCTGTGTGGAAACAAAGGTTTGAATTGCACTTCAAACAAGCTCTTTTATCACAGATGTAAAGAACTTTAGGGCGATGTGTCCGTGCTTTAATTTCTTTGATATACAAGCCTGTTTGATGCTCCAACAAAGCCAACAGGTTTTCAATACAAACCAAACGGTAGGGGAAAACTCTATTTTTTCGTGTACAAGGAATAGGACATTTTTTGAATTTGCAGCTCATAAACACCTCAAACCACAATGGCCGCCGGGGGCTCGGGGAGGGGCTCGCCGGAACTCCCCAGCAAGGGCTCAATCACCATACTGGCAACCAAAGCCATAAAGGGGTCTGTCTTCCGGCTCTTGGCCTCGATTTTCGCGTAATAAAAATTTCCGGTCTCCGCACCGATCTTCCGGCTGGAGCGGACCCGCTTGGTGTTGTTCACCGCCCAGCGGAGATGAGGCACGTTCCCCCAGGAGAACAACCCCCGGTTGAAACAGTCCTGGATCACCGGCTCCACCATCATGATGTCGTTGGGCCGGACCAGCTTGACATTCTTCCAGACCTCCGGGTCAAAGCCGATCTTCTTGAAGCTGGAGGAGACCAGAGTCCAGCGGAAGTGATCCATGGCCAGGGCCCGGATGTAGTAGTGGGACATTTGCGCCTGGACCCACTCCGCCAGAAGGTCCGGGTGGATGCTCACGTCGTCCACCACGGTCAAGTCTCCCTTGGCGGCCCAGTCCCGCCAGGGGGCCCGGACACGGAACAGCGTCTTTGATTGTGTGCAGAGCCAGGCGTGGTTGATGTCGAAGCGGTCATCATCCCGGCGAAAGTGGAGGTTCACCGCCGCCCAGTCGTCCAGCTCCGCATAGTCCACGCCAACGGTGCAGACCCAACCCTGGAGGTCCGGCAGGTCTCGATTGGTGGCCGAGATTTTTTCGTAGTCCGTGACGGCCACCTCCGCCGCCTGGGAGCGGAGGCCCATGCGCTTCGTGAGAAAGTCCGGGTTTTCCGTGGGGTTCTCCAGCCAATCCCTGTATTCGTCCTCGATCTCTTTCAGGAGATGGGGGAGGTACTGGAGGGAGGGGTTGGCCATATACCAATTGGCGGGGTCTTTTGCCTGGTCTTTGCTCTTCAGGCAGCAGATAAAGGGGAGAAATCCCCGGTCCTCCTCTCCCTCGAAGAGAATTCGGCGGCTCCGGGCAATCAGGTCGTCCAGGGGGCCGTCGGAGACGTTGCCGTTGGAGCTGAAATAGCCCGTCCGGGGGTGGGCAACCTTGCCCTGGCCCGTGCGGAAAACCGTGATATTGGAGTAGTCCTGGTATTGGTGGATTTCGTTAAAGATGGCCTTGCCGGTCCGCATGCCGTCCCGGCTCTTGGGGTTGTTGGTCCGGCCGCGGACGGCGCCCTTGTTCTTCCGGCCCTGTACAACCAGCTTGGTGTGGTAAAAGTGCTTTTTCAGCTTCTTTTCCTGGCCGGGGGTTTCCATGACGTCCACCAGGTCCCCCACCGGGCGGGTGGCCTGCTCCTCCAGGTTGGCGCAGACGTCTACGTCGTACCGTAGCACTTCACAGTAGGGGGATATAGAACACATGCTATCGAAGGAAATTAGGCCATCTTTTCCGCCGCCCCGGCCAAGAAGAACCAGCACGGTAGACCACCGTGGAAATCCGCTGCCTTTCCAGTAGGTACAATTCCACAGCGCTTCCAGGAACTTCTCCCAGGGGAAGAGCTGAAAGGGGAAGTATTTTTGAAGCTTCATGTAGTTGGCCAGTTGGGCGGTGTCAACGAAGATGTCTTCCGTCTCGAAGGACCGCCGCACCAGCTTGGCTAGGGCCTTCTGCTCCTCGCAGACGCGCCAGGGGCCGGCCTCCACCAGCTCCAGGTACTCCAGGATTTCAGGGGGGATGTTACAGGTCGTCGTCATAGGCGTTTCCGCCCTCCTCCGTCTTGAAGCCCAGGGCCGTAAAGATGGACAGCATCTGCCGGGAGACCTGGATTTCAAGAGACACGCTGCGGTTCTCCATCATTCGGCCCCGTTCGTCGGTGACGGTCAGGCCCCGGGCGGCCACGTCGTCCCGGAGCTCCCGGCGGCGCACCCAAAAATCCATGTACTCCTCCACCTTGTCGATGTGGGCCTTGTCGTAAAGTCCCCGGGCTTTCAAGGACCGTAGCATGGCGCTGCGGAGGGCCCGGAACTGCTTCCCGGCCCGATAATCAGGGGATTC